ATATTAGAGATTGCGTTTTCTTCTGCATGGACCATGTAGGGATATTTAAATGGTCTTTTTTTAGGCTTGTCTTCGTCATTGCAGCCTTGGGGAAATCCATTATATCCCATTCCGAGGACATGTTTGTTTGAATTAATAATTATACATCCAACTTTTGTTTCCTCGTCATGACTTCTAATAGAAACGTAATGAGCCAGCCCCATAAAATATTGAGCCCAGGACGGTCTATCCATACTTTTTCATTTCCTTTTCTGCACATTTACAGTAAGAGTAATTTTTCTGGGTATGGCACCCTTTGATTAAATTTTTTCCTGAAGATGCATATGTAACTACCTGATAGCCTTTTCCATTACAGATTTTACATTTTTTTTTGGCGTACATACGAGCCATATTCAAGTCTACTGTCATTTTGTAATTGAAGTCCATTCCCAACTCCTTTAAAAGTTCCTCGCGAAACTCTGGGTCATGATTGAGACGGTTTTGGACTGTCTCTTTAAAATCCCGAGTTAACGCCATTTTCTTGTCCTCTGGATAGTATTGTACACGAAACAGTGTGACTGTCAACAGTAACTGGGAATATTCTTGCGAACTTCCCAGCTATGCTGCATCTATATTATACATCGCCCTTAGTTTTAATAGCTGTCAAAATTTGAAATTGACACTCTTTTACAGAGTCTTCAATCTTATCCATTTTTACTTCTATTTTTTCTTCCAGCACATCAAATTTACTTTCGAGACTCATTAAGCGAGAATTCAAAGAGTGGTTCACCTTCTCCTCCAGTAGAATTAGTTGTTTGCTGTGCGAGATGACGGTATGTAAGGTCCAAGCAAGAATAGGTATGAGTATCATTCCCACTACTTGGGCTACATTACGAATGAGTTCCCAGGCTTCGTTCATATAACGGATGCTCTCATTAAAAGAAAAAAAAGAGAGTCTCCGAAGAGACCCTCTTCTCTAGATGCTTACCAGTTATATTTACGATTATACTCATCTTGCTTAGGTACTTTCGTACCAAATTGATAGACAAGCTGTCCCGGACGATCTTGTGTCACGTTGACACCCGAGTCTGTTTTAGACGCCCTCATAGTAGCGGATTGATCCGCGCTGGCTACAATGCTCCAAGCACCTGAAGTAGCAGATTCTGGATATCCCAAGATCCATTTACCAGTGAACTGGTTCCATTTCAGGTTGAGTACCGCACTCTTGTAGTAGGACACTCGCATCACAGCTTCTTGCAGCGGCGTAAAGGCTGCATTCGCACTGTTAGAGTCGCCGCCTACGAGAACCGTGTTGGGAATATCCCCAATTTCGGTTGAGGCTCTCATAATAACCGCAGTTCCTGACCCATTCAGATTAAAAGCAGTTGTTGTTTGAACCCCAGTAGTTCCAACACCAGTGGCCTCTACAACAGTAATAATCGGATTTCCTTCTCCTAAAGCTGTCGAAGTCCACAGATTGGTATCAGAAATTGTACCACAATACCTGATATCTCCATGGTTGTTGTCAACTCCAGCTACCCAGCCATTCGGGCCTTGGGGAGTTTCTGTAGCACTGTCATCAATATTCCAATATGCCATAACACAAACCTCCAATTATGGAAGTATTACAATCCTATTAATCCGTACTGTGCAGGTCCTATCCTAACCTATAGTTACACCATTAAGGAATTTATCGGAAAAAAATCGAGCCCCAAAGATATCAGTCTCCATGATAGCTTTATAATGTTTGGGTAACCAAGCATAGCCGCTAGTAATGGTAGATATTTTGGTTTCTTGTTCGATAAAATGACACAGTAAAATGTTGTCATAAATATCATCATGATGATAAGATATAGAAGGTATTAAAAAATCTACCTCTAGTTTATCTACCAGCTTACTCAATTTAACGGTTTTGTTCATACCTATAAGATTATAATCCACTACTAATCTTAAGCTTGCTCCATACTCTTCGCAGATTTTTTTATGAGTTTTAACCTCATCAAAGAAGTGTTTATATTTTTTTTCTTGTAAAAAAAAGGGATTAAATACTAAATCTATAGCATTTGCCCCACTTCTAATAGCTCCTAGAGCCTCATGTTGTTTGATCTTAGGATCAGTTGTACCCAAAGGATACCCTACCGGTGCCGCTATAGTCATTCCAGGGGGGAGATAAGAAAAAATTTCTTTTAAAAAGTATAGAGGGGTAGCAATTCCATCTACAGAACCGTTATCTACAATTCTGAATATTTTGGGCAGCTCTGTCTTCAAGGTAATTAGAGCTTGATTATAGTTACAATATTCACGATACATTTTGTTTAACACTAGCTATAGATTCATATCCCTTTTCTCCTACCATTGCATCTGCAAATCCATTTTCCACAGCCTCTTCAGCGGAAAGCCACCAGTCTTCCCTTTTTGAGAACATATTCTTAATGCGAGAGGCTTGTAAATGACTTGCCTCTACATAAATTTCAAGCATTTTTTCGTATGTTTTGTGTTCCCATTGTGCCCACGACTTGGCCTGCCTATGGGTTAATCCGCTGTCAATATCGGTGCAACCTTCATGTAAAAGCCAGTCACAGTTAGGCATTGTGAGACGCACATCGGCTGCTTGAGGAATGATACTTCCCATGGAAGCGGAAATTCCATGACATATGAAAATAATTTTACAAGGGCTTTGAAAAATCATATCATAAATAGACATGCCAGAATTCCAATCGCCCCCTATGTTATACTGGTGTACGATAACGGGGTTGTGGTTGAGAGACTCCAGAATGCGTAGGTTTTTAATAAACCTATTAGCCATTCTAAAATCAGTTCCTGATTCTTCCGTGTCGAAAATGCTATGTAAAAATATTTCCCTGTGAGTTAATAACACCCCATTATCATGCACTTCAGATACATAGTTACTTTCGTCATGCTTCACTCTTCTGTTCATGTTTTGCATCCCTAATGTATTCTAGTAAGTTCTTCCTTACTGTTGACATTACATCACGGTCAACAAACATTTTTCCTATGGCTATTCTAAATCTATAAGGAGTTAAAATATCTAAAGTCTCCACCCCTGAAGTATTTCCTACTATATTATAAACATTTTCTGTTAATTTAAAGTTTGCGTGTCCCACCCAAAACTTAAAATGTTCACTGGCTAGAGACTGTTCTGTCAATGGCATAATACCAAAAGGAGTCATTATACTTTTGATATGGTTTATCAAAGGTAATTTCTCTGCAAACATCTCTTCGTCGTATATTTCCATTTCCTCTTCTTCTATTTCTATAGCAGCCACTTGCGTTTCATATGCATCTACCCATTTTTCCCAATAAACATCGTTTCCACTAGGGACTGGTATGTCTGTCATAATCTGCCTCATACTGCTATTGGGTTGTACAACTTGATATATTATAAAATACACCAAGCATTAAACCGACCGCGTCTGTTTTATAGATATTTTCTCAAATTAAACACTCTCGTAGGATCGACTGCACTTTGAGAATTAATTTTTTGTTGAGCTTCCTCCACTTCCTCTACCAGATTTTGATGTTCGGCGTAGGTGTCATTCCATTGAGCAAATATAAGAGCAGCAAAAGTTTCCCTTTCTTCTTTTTCGTGCTCCTCAGCCTGAGCAACCCATATTTCTATAGATTTAACAAAAAAACTTGAAAGAGCACCACTATTAATTAAAAAAATTAAATTTCCAATAGCACCGATAGCATCAAGAGTAGTGTGGGAAGCGTCAAAACCAATCACAAAATCTCCCTCCTCGTCTACTTCTATTAAAAAATGACCACAGGGAGTATCTAGAAAAGCTCCCTCTTGCAAAGGGGAAGGGGGAGACTCTTCGCACTTCTCTAGTTTTTTTTGTGCGAATTTGCTTTTCAGCACATTAATTATTTTTGATATCATATAACAAGTTCCCCTATATAAAAAGCCTGTGGGTTGCACAGGCTTAAGTGATTCCCTATTATATTATACATCATTAATGGAAATCTAAAACACCTATTTTTAGATAGTATTCTTTGGCATCTATTTTGGGTTGATGTATGAGCACGGGAAAGGTCTGAGAATCTTTCGTTAGAACCCTTTTCTCTCCCTTGACCGCAGAGCCTGTTCCTGAGCTTTCAATAGGAAGGTGGAGGATTTCATCATAAGAAGGACTAGCTTCTTTTTCATCAAGAGCCCAAAGAACATCTTGCTCACGAGCCCATTTCCTCATACGTCTAACCGGAACAATAAAATTAAATGTTTCTCCTGCGCCACGCACTAGCATTCCTACATATTTACCAGCGTCGTCACCACTTCTTTCGGTAAGAAATACGCCGCCTCCTGAAGACCCTGGAAAGGCTGTTACGGTTGTCTGATCAAAGATAACGCCGTCTCCACTCCCCAAATTTAAAACCCGTCCAATTTGAGACATAATACCTCGTGTCATTGAGTTAGAACCTTGTTGTCCCAACAACGATCCCACATGGTATAGTTCTTTTCCAATAGAAACGGGATCATCACTATCCAAAAAAACAGCATTTTTATCAACAAAATTCTTTTTTCTCACCATCAAAAGGGCAAGATCTTCTCCATTTTCTGAGTGGGAAAACTTCAAAACCTTTGCATCCATTTTGATTTCACCGACTCTACGACCTACCTCTACAAGCTCTTGTACGATTTGCACATCCTTAAATTCAACTACTTGAACGGGTTTTCCTTGTCGAATAATGGTACGTACAGAACGTAAATTGTCAATAACATGTCCCGCAGTCCAAACAAAATTAATCTTTTCTACTTTGTCACCATCTGTCTTAATATTTCTAGTAATTAAAACTCCCGAGCCTTCGCTCATTCCTGATTTAACGGTTACAGATACATCTTGAAGTTGCTGGGCCAAATCTTGTCCAAACCCCAAGGAGCAGAGAGCCAGCAGCATAATAGGTACCAACAAAAGTCTTTTCATCATATTCTTCCTTCTATTATAGTAAGAAACCCTATATATTATATACTTCTCAAGCTAATTTCCGCTACTACCAAATCCCCCGTCTCCTCTCTCAGTAGTACTTAACTCCTCTACTTCTTGGAGATTACAATGGGGCACTGACTGGAATAAAATTTGAGCTATTCTTTCTCCTTTATTAAAATGCACTTCTTGATCACTAGAATTCCAGAGACACACCTTTATTTCTCCTCTGTACCCACTGTCAATGACCCCAGCAAATCTATGAACCCCTTTTTTCACAGCCAGTCCTGATCTATCCCAAATAAGACCTACGTGAGCAGAAGGGATAGACATGGAAATATGGGTAGGTACAAGCCCCTTCTCATGAGGCATAATAAGAAAATCATGTGGGACGTACAGGTCCCAGCCAGCGTCTGTGTCATTAGCCCTTGTAGGAATAATAGCATCTTCGCTCAGTTTTTGTACTTGAATGTCCAAAGTGTACCAGTTAGTCATAAATTATCCCTTCTATTTTACTAGCTGTATGCTTCCATCCAAACTGCTTCGCTGTTTTAACACCCTCTAGATTATACAATTTTTTTGAAGCTGGAAGGCTATATTCTTCATAAATTTCTCTCATGTAGTGAATAACTTGATTAAAAGGGTTTCCTTCTAGACAAGCCCAATTTCCTAAGTTCCCCTGAAACCATTTTCCATCATTGGCTGATTCAAATTCTTCTATATTTATTAACATGCAGTTTTCTTCAGTGCAAAATTCAGTATGAGCAGAATAGCTAGTAGCAATAACAGGTTTTCCTAGAGCCATCATTTCTAGAAGTTCTAGGTTCCATCCCTCAGCTCTGCTTGGAAAGATTCCACATGTTGCCCCAGCCATCACGGAGGCAAGGTCGGCATGTGTTTTTTGCCTTGGTAAAATTTTGACTCTAGGATCACCCTGATAATATCTTTCCCATTCTCCTGTTTCTTTTGGGCTTAAGAATGGGTTAGATGGAAGCATCCACAATTCAATATCTTGATCATGTGGAAAGGCTTGTTTGAACATTTCAAGAAGGATATCGTGACCCTTTCTCTTTTCCCATTTTCCACAATTTAAAAAGACACACTTACCTGTAGCCTGAGCTTTCAAATTTTCGTCAAATATATCGGTGTCAACACCTAGAGGGGCGACACAAGCTTCTTGGTTTGATACTTGATCTTCTACTACTTGCTTTGCCCAGTTGGATGCAACAACAACCTTATCACAGGAACTGAGATGGCTAATTCGTGTTTCATCGAATTTTGTAATTTCAAAAAAAGGAAATCCAAAGAAGGGTCCACTTCCAATTCTTTCAGCCATAGAAAACTCATGCCAAATTTTTAAGCATGGTGCATTGTGATCAAAAGTAGGTTTCATGTGTTGAGAAACAAGGGTGGCATCTTCTTGATTGTCAACTTCTATTTGACCAATAGGAAAAAGAGAAACATCTACATTCTTAACTAATTCTTTAAATATATTTAGTCCCGCTACTCCATAACCTAGCGGGTTAATCGGCGTCATCAAATTCATCGTCTTCATGTGGGCTCCAGTATTCTTCCTCTGGTTCCTCTGGTATAAAATATGATCCTATGTAAGCTGCTGCTGCGAGTTCAATAATAATATCTAACATAGTTTAAACCTAAAAAAATCCCCTCCCGAAGGAGGGGGTGAGCTTTGGGATGATAAGGTAAATCCCGACTGAACGGGATGATACACTAAATCCCAACAACCATTTTTCTCATAACTTGGAATAGATCTCTTACAGCATCTCTATATTCCTTGCGATGATCTCTAAAAGTATCCCAATCATGATCAGTAAAAGCTTCTATCTTCTTCATGACTGAATGACCCTTTTTATTTAGAACCCTATTCCCTTGCTTCCTACTGATATAATGTCTCATCCCATGCCAGAAGAGATTGCTACGAGCAACTCCTCCGTTACCATGATGTGGGCTATTACCAAAGTAATGCTGCTTAACATTTTTCCATCCACTAACCTCATTAGTATTTCCCCTCAATCGCGGAGTGCCATCAAAATTCATTAAAGAAGAAAGAACTGTGTAGACTTGCTTAAATTTCAAGGCAGGTTTTGTTTCTCCCTTGATTGTTTGAGCACTAATTCTCATGGTTCCATCTTTTTTTAATCCCAAACAAAAAACATCTCTCGTCTGGGGTGATACAGCTTGCGTAATTTTAGGTAAGTTTTCCCGCAACCAGACCGAAGCTTTATCATCTTTATCTTGATAGTCCCGGTCTCTAGCTACATTTAGCATCGCATTCATCTCCTCTTTCACATCCCATCCTTCTTCCACTACAGGACGTGTTTCAAGACTAGTACGCGGCTTCATGAGGTGATATTTAGGAAATTTTTCTAGGTATGCTTTAATAGCCCATAAATCTTCTTTATCTCCCATTTTGTGCGGAATTCCTATTAGTCTCCTTGATTTTTCAGTCATCTTAGATGCAAAGAACCCAAGCTCAACACCTTTTTTAGCACAATCCTCATACCATTTTAACAACTCGTTTATATGAAAATATTGAGCCCTTGAAAGTCCTCTCTTAGGTTCAGCAAAATGAGAAGCCTCTCCTATTATACGATCCCCAGGCTTAAGACGATCTTGAAGCTTGAGAATTTCATCAGGCTTAATCTTTTCCACTTTTCCAGTAACCGAATCTAAAACTGTTCCTTGAAGTCCGCCACAATCAATAAAGTAAGTCCTCTTCATGATAACAACTCCTAAATTGTTAAGTAAAGAAATAAATAAAAAGGTGGTGGTGGGAAAGAGGAGTTAAATCCCGACTAAACGGGATGATTCACTAAATTCCCAACCACCTAGAAAAACTTTGGGATGGTGACTTAAATCCCGACTGAACGGGATGACATGGTAAATCCCAACAGTCTAGAACGGCGCATCCTCGTCGTCTCCAACTCCCGCCGCCACGGGCTTCCGACTTTCAGAAGAACTGGAGCCATTCGGAGTTAGATTAACTTTCTCCGCAACTACGCTAAGCTTACTACGCTTAACACCTTCATCTGTCTCCCACTTGTTTAACTTAAGGCGACCAACAACCATAACGTGGCGACCTTTAACAAGATAGGGCTTAAGAGATTCGGCTTGCTTTCCCCAGATAGTCACATCCACAAAAGTGGTTTCCTCTTGCTTGGCAGATTCCTTAGACCAAACTCGGTTAGAAGCAATCCCAATATCTGTCACTGAAGTTCCATTCGGCGTCTGACGCAATTCTGCGTCCCTAGTGATGCGTCCAGTAACCACTACTTCATTAATATCACTCATTAAACTCTCCTTTTAAACGAGCATTCCACGATAACGCAACGCCTTGCGGGCCAAGCGGCGAGCGTAGGTAGTGCCATTTTCTCTAACAAGCTTACGGAACTCTCCAGCGTGCTCGCTATTAGCCAGCTTCTGGGTAACACTACGAGTCGAAGCGTCTCCTTCTGCAAAAGCTTTCATCGTCTTGGCCGTACACTTACTCTCCAACAAAGCATTCCAGTCAGTTGTAGCAACAGTCTTCATTCCTCAGTCCTCCAAAAGTAAAGTAACGTAACCAATATCCTTATTATACTTCAGTTTTCCTCAAAGTCCAGATAATTTTTAAAAAAAAGGGGTTTTAAGATGAAGACATAAATCCCGACTTAACGGGATGACATTCTAAATCCCAACAATACTATTATACCTCAAGTCTCTCGAAAAGTCCCGCTTTTTCCATATCTAAATCCTCTAATTCTAGACCTACTTGTTTAATAGACTTAACTACATCGTTGCCGCCGCCAAAGAAATACTTAAAGAAGCCCATCTCTCTTCTTACCGCCGCTCTGAGAATTGCTTCTTGAACAATAGATGGATTTTTAACAGTTCTTTTAATACCTTCTTTATTTTCTCTGCATTCTTGAATAGCTTGAACTAACTGAATAATAACTTTAGCTATCATAAAGATAGTCCAGATATCCATTTTAGCACGGTCAGTTTCAGGGCTCATTCTACCATATACCCTGTATGCTAAATCATGCTGCACGTATTCTTGATATTGCATCTTTTTCTCCTTAAACCAGCTCTGTCATGGGATCTCGGTGATCTAGAAGATACTGAGGTCGTCCACCTGTGTCGATGACCGTCGTGTCTCTAGGATCAATACCGAGATTGTAATAAAGGGTGCTAACAATTTCTTGAAAATGAACTGGGCGTTGAATAGGATGCTCGCCAAGACGATTTGTTTCGCCAATAGTTTGACCAAGCTTCATACCACCGCCGGCAAGGAGAGCGCAGCTAACTTGCGGCCAGTGATCTCGTCCAGCACCTTTATTAATTTTAGGTGTGCGACCAAACTCACCCCAAACTATAACAGTTACATCATCCAACATACCTCTTTCATCAAGATCTTCCACTAGCGCACTCACACATTGATCCAGTTTAGCACCGTGGTCCCTAACAAGATCAAAGTTAGCTCCGTGACTATCCCAACGACCATAAGAAAGGCTCACAGAGCGCACGCCTACCTCGACCAGACGACGAGCTATCAAAACATGTTCGTTGACTGTAGGAGCACCGTCGTATTGGTATTTAAAAGGTTTGCCGTCTCCATACCTTTCTCTAATCTTGGGATCTTCCTTACTCAAGTCCAGGGCATCTACTAGCTTACTGGAAGTAAGTACGTCAAAAGCCTCATCAATAAAAACATCTACGGAATCTACTTCGCCTTCGGGTTTGATTCTACCAAGACCTGTCAGCAATTGTTTTCTAGCTTTCAGCCTATCTTTACTAATTCCATTAAGGGTTAGATCCGACATCATCTCGCCAGTAGGTTTAAATGGACGATGAGAGATTCCAAGGTAACCTTCAGATCCTGACTCCGACCACGGACTGTGTTGAGTTTTGGCTGCCAGTCCAATAGTGGCTGGAACAGAAACGTCAACGGGTCCTTGAATCTTAGAGGCGACAGAACCAATACTAGGATAACCTACGCCCACAATCTTTTGGTTACGACCCCAACCACTCATGCACTGATAGCCATCGTGACCACCAGCCGAACCCACAACAGATCTAATAGCAACAAACTTATCCATCATGGAAGCAATCTTAGGAAAGCTTTCCCCAATCTGAATACCCGGGACAGCTGTATCAATAGGTTTAAACTCGCCTCTAATTTCTGAGGGTGCATCTGTTTTAATATCCCACATGTCCTGGTGAGGAGGTCCTCCACCTAGAAAAATATTAATAATGGCCTTATGCTTTCCACTTTGTTTTTGAGCTTGCAAAATATGAGGCATAGACAAAGCACCAAAACCACCCACTGACAAAAAACCTCTTCTTGATAGATTTAACATATTACTCTCCTTAATTATTGGATAATTTTGCCGCTTGATACAAACCATTAGATACTGCAAATAGAGGTTCCTCCGCGTGCTTTATTTCAGAAATAGGAACTGGAAAATCTTCGGATATTAATTCTCTTAGTCGTTCTATAAAACCTTGGGCTAAAGAAGTGCCTCCAGCAATAATGATTGGCATTTCTGTTACTACATTGGGTAATTCTTTCTTCGGTGTTCTTTCGTACAATAGCTTAAATTGTTCTACTAAATAAGTCAATAAAGATTCATAATAAATAGAAATGGCTTTTTGGACACCACCACTCGGCTCCGTGATGGAGAAACCCCCTTTCTCTTTTACTGAAGTTACCACGTTGTTGGTTTCGTCTGTGTGCATGGCAGCGTGCTCGTCAATCCAATCACCCCCTCTACTTAAACTAAAACTAAAAACTGGAATACCCATAAAAGAATAAACAATATTGCACATACCAGCCCCAAAGCTCATTCCAATTCCAGTGTAAGCCGTGTCTGCCAACTCAGAATAGACGATGGCTAATCCCTCAGTCATAACATTTATATTTTTATAACCCAGTTCTTTAAAAACACCACCCAATATCTGCTTATGGTACTCTATATCAAAGTTAGCGTCAATAGGAGGAGCGGGGACACAGTAATATAATACATCGTCATCAGAGTGAGGGGGGCCAGCAACTGCTTTCACTAATTCTCCTACCATCAAATTGGACACCGGCTCTTTAGCATTCAAAACTCCCTTGGACATCGGTCTCAAACATTCTTGATGAAATAGGCTTGCAAATTGAAATGCCGAGTCTCCGAGTACGTACAAGATATCATCTACCTTGACGTAATGTGCTCCCGAAGTCTTAAGCATATTTTCCCCAAACTGAGTAGCCGAACCTTCTAGAAACTGGGAGGGATTTAATTTAAAAAAAGCATCTCTAACTTTTCTACACTTAACTTTTCCTCTCTCTAGTTCGGCGCATGAGATAAAACCTGTTCCAATATCTACTCCAATGGCTCTATGAGATGCTTGGTCGCGTGTGTCTTCCATTATAAATACCTCAGTTTTATTATGATCGAATTCTTGTATCACTTCCTCGATGGGAGACGCCTTTGGCGTAGGATTGCTATTTACATTAATATATACTGGTTGAAGTCCGTTTAATTTTTTAAGTCTTTTTTCCATGCTCATGAACGTCACCTATCCGTTGATTCCCGAAAGAGGTTTCTATCTTGGGCATCTTAAATTCTTTTTCTACTGTAGGAATATCGTCCTCTGTCTTACTATAAAATTCTTTCTTTTTAATTTTGGTATCGGTATTATATTTATCAGAAGAGTCTTTGCCAACAAGTTTTGTAACTACATATATTCCCAACAGTATAAACAAGGTAGGCCAAAACGACCACGCGAAAGAGATAAAAAACACTTCTAGAAACTGTTTAGACATCTTGAGCTTTCTGAGAATCTAACATATCTTCAACTTCATTAACTAAGAAAATAAATTCCTCTTCATATTCCCAAATATGATCCCACTCTTCTTTATCTGAAGATAAAATGTGTCGTACAATATCCTCGGCCAAAGCTCGATTTCTCATGTTAATTCCTTAGTGTCCAGGCGATAGCTTTAAGCATGTGAACCAATTTATCCCTTTTATCTTTATCAAACTTCACTTTATCGTTTCCGATAGCTTGGATGATTAAGTCATCAATAGCCTTTCCTAGTCCATTATACTTGTCCTTTAGAGAGTGTCCAGCAAAATTTATTTGGCCTGCTGTAGAGTTAAATCTTCTTACTATTTCTGTAGTATCAATGAAACCTGGATCGTCCCTGACAACATTGGCCACTTGATTAAAATAGTCGCTAATTTGGATCTTGTCTATTTTAGAATCGGGTCCAGTGATTAATCCTGAAATGCCTTTAACAGCTTCTTGCAGTTCGGGAGTTGGTTCTGCAACGACTACCTGCACGCTAGAAGGTCGGTTTACCACCCTCTCTAGCATATCGGGTATTTGATGGCCAAATAAACCAAGCCCCATACAAACGACAACAATAGCCCCCTTCAGTTGCTTAGACATCTCTCTCGTCCTCCAAAATCTTTTTTATATCAGTCTCTTCAGGAATTTTTAAGAGAATCAGTAGCGGAAAAATTTCATCCAATTTAATGGATGCTTCTTCCAAGCCTTTTTTGTCACAAGATTCCTTAAAAACTTCCCAGTCCCTGACAACTTGCAAAAAATCTCCATCTTTTTGCACTGACTTAGAGGACCCGAACATTTCTTTCACATCCAAAAGTGAAAAAAGTACGATTCCACCTATCACTAATAAAATAATCTGAAAAGTGCTCATAATTTATCCTATTCTGTAGATCGAAGTGAATCACCCACGATCCAGGCACCTAGCAGTAAAACTACATGTTGAATGGTATCTGGTTCGAGTCCCAATCCAAAAGTATCTGAAAATGTTACTGCAATACCCGCTACAGCAACCCAAAAACGTCGTGACTTAATCAAACCTTGGAATTTTTCTTTAAGCATTATATGCCTCCTTTATTATACTACAAATTTCTAAATAAACCTCGAAAAAAGTTTCTCAACGGAGTGTGTGGAGGAGGAGGAAGAGGCTCAGGTTCAGGCTCTTCTTCTCCCCCTCCTGGTGGTGGCGTACAGTCACATTCTCCCTCGCAGGGACATTCCGTTTTATGACCGTCTCCGTGTATGATATATCCCGTACCCTCACAGGGACAATTCTCTGGATTGGGCTCAGGGTTAGTTGGTTCAGTTAAAATAACTTTAGCAAAAGTTGTAGATATTACCGGTCGGTAATTGACAGAGTCGGTAGCTCCTAAATCTAGATCTCCCATGATTTTGATAAAGATACTAATTAATACCACTAGTAAAGTGATGAATTCTGTTTTTCTGTCCATGATTACACCTCATAGAAAATCAGAGGTTCCGTAATCCGGCAATGTTCTAGCAGGAAATCCATCTACATTGCTAAAAACCCAAGCTCCACGTTGCCCAAGCATTGTTTTGGCAACTTTTTCTCTAATCCAAAAGCTACCATCAGGTTGGCCGTGTCGCTTAGGTCCGTTATTCCACAAACCCCACGAATTAGCTATCAAAAATAAAGTTTCTTTAAATACTTCTCTTGTATCGTCACAAGCACACCAGCACATGGCGTGATGCCATGTTCCAGAAGCTTTTGCTATGCCATTTTTATCTCTTTGGCTAGAAAATCCTTGGTTACTGCATACGGATAATGCATATCCATTAGATAATGCATCGCGAGCCTCTTCTACAGTTGTTACTAAACTAACAGTTTGAACTTGATGTTTTTGACCCTCTTCTTTAACATTGTTGGGAACTCCTGGTATTCCCCACTTAGTTCCCACTTCTGAATTATAAATAGAAAAATCAAGATCAAGTTCTGGATATTTCTGACGCAACAAAATACCCCCTGTAGAATGAACAAAGCGAGCAGCTTTGGAACAATGCATTCCTTGGCCCGCGTGCTCTCTACTACCATAGATAGGCTCCGTAGCTCCTCGAACAATAAAAGACTCTGCTTCACCGCTATCAATTTCTACGCTTCTCGTAATATCTATAGCATTCCTGACCGCGTGACTTACACAATCTCCTGTAGTTTGACGTTCCAGAGGTCCAAATTCAGGGTCAAATTTTAGGAGTGATTTGAAAGGTAAGCTTAACTTGCCGTCGCCACTCTCTTCGAGGTCCCACGCGGCAGCCCCAAAGAGAGGGTGTGGAAGTTCACCTAGCAGTCTGTCAACATCTACCGGGTCACAAAGTGCTCCCTCGAACCCAAGTCTATATGTTTTTAACAGTGCTCTAGGCGATTTAAACATTTTACTAGCCTTAAAACAAACTGTTCCACCATCCCTGGGAAACGCCTAGAAAATATACTCCTGCTCCTATGCCTGCATAACATGCAGCTGCCAGTACGGGCTTATGCATAAGAAATTCTCCAGGATGTAACAAACCATAAATCAAGCTCTTCAACGGTTTTTTTGGGTCAAAACCCATAGTGTTCCCCTTTATTAAGAAACATCAATACCGAATTTTTTAGCTCTGCTCTTAATTTTTCGCAGAGCACTTTGTTTAGCTGCCGCAGGAATATGTGTCTGGGACAGTCTTGCCAACGCATTTCTTACATGAGCTGCGTCAGGAATAGGTAAGTGACGTAAGCTACGCGGCTCTGTTTTACCATCTACTTTTTTACCACCCGGAGCGATATAGGCAAAATCAGAATCT